AGGAGCTAGATGTGATAATAGTGTATGAAGTATAATGAGGTATAAAGAAGGTATAGTATTCATCTAGCTTTAAATCTAGTAAGTTATCTAGTTTTATATCTATATGGCGGAATATTCTGCTTGCTAACTATCTGATTATCAGGGGTGTTTTTTAAATTTCTTATTTCAATATAGGCTAAAAAGTCGCCTATAGCAAGAAAAATCCAATAAAAATGAAAAATAATTATATTTTATTATATCTACTATGATCTCTATAGTTAATAGATACAGCTGCACTTAATATACTACTTCGCTTACGTCCTGTACTTATTATATGAGAACTTATACTAGAGTGGTTGTAGATGTAGCTGCGTGTACATTAGTAGGATTTCTAAGTATATATAGACTAGGATTGCTTTAGATTATTCAGATAGAGCGGGGTACCAGGTAGAATTATAGAGATTGTGGCTATTTAGGTAGCCTTACACGCCATATTATATATAGGGCATAATTATGATTATAAAAAGTTTTGTATTTAATAAATATAGTGTATATTCGAATCGTATTATAAAACATTAAAGATAAGTTGATATGAAAGAAGTAGAAGGGTACAGAGGTATTATGCCTAAAGGGTCTAGTATGATTATTAGAGCTAGTAAAGAAGAGATAGGCACTACTATTGCTTTACTAGATGGTAAAGAATCTTTTAATACTACTAGGTGGGAAGTAATAGCCATTAGTAAGAATATTAAAGATATAGATGTAGGAGATTATATACTGCCTCGTAATGCTAATGAAGTAGAAAGTTCTTATCCACTTAATTTTGTTGAGAAAGATTATATAGGTAATGTTATTAAAGATGTTACTACTACTATTCAACGATGTATGAATGGTATTGCAGAATTGAATAAAGCTATTGTCATTGAAGATGAAAGTAAAGAGTTAGTTAAGAATAGTTTTAGGAGTAAGAAAGAGATTGTTGAAGCTAAACAAACGCTATCAGATTTACTTGCTGAAACTAGAATAGGTATATATACTATAGCTAACTATATGATAGTTGAGTTTCATAATGTTCAATCAGTATATAAAAAAGGATCAGATTCAGAACTAGACAAATTATTCCAATTACATGCAAAGGGAAGTCCTTCAATTAACAGCTAGTATAACTAGTGACCTATTAGGTAGAGATATATCAGAAGATTTAGTAAAACTAGTAGCTCAGACACAGGATGAGATTATTATAGATACTATGGAGAATCTTGAAGTAGGTGTATCTTTACCTAGACTAGGTAGGATAGTATTAGATGAACGTAAGAATATAACTATAGGTATAGCTAAGCATTATCATGATAAGGGACTGAGTGGTCAAGAAATTAAAGATAAAATTAAAGATTGCCATAACCTTATCAATAGTAGAACCTTTGTAATAATAGATAGTTTTGGACATAGTAAGAATAGTACAAGGAGAAGTTAAGTTTCAGAAAGACGAACTAAGTTTAATAAAGGAATTTAAAGCTCTATTCGCTAAAGATAAAGGTAGTAAAGGAGATGGAGATGGTAGAAAGAAACTTCATACTCTTAATCTATTTGGTATAATGTATTGGTTACATCACCCTCTAAGTCCAGGTATACAAAAAGGTGATAGTGGTGAAGTTCTATGGGCTTCTGCGCTTAAAGAATTCGGATTACATCCTGATTGGAAACCTAGTATTGAATTTGAAGAAGCATCAGCTAGATATGCTCATGAAATCAATACAGGTAGTTCATATATAAAACTATATAAAGACTTACTTAGATCATTTAAACTTACTGCTAAGGCTGTAGAGCTTATAATTGATAAATTAGAAACTACAATTAATGGTGATGATTTAACAGATGATAAACTAACATCTGCTATTAAAGCCATTAAAGAAATAGGTAGCATTGCAGATGATTTACCAGCTAAGATTAAGAAGCTTAAAGAATCTGAAATACTTGCCCTTGAAGCTACTAAAGATAAACCTAAAGCTAGGGGAGGTAAAGATGTTACATATAGTATGGATCCAAAACATGCAGTTAGATAATGGCTAAGGAAACTAAGTATAGATGTATTAAATGTGATATAGCGTTCGTACATGAAGGATGTAGTAGTAAAGCTAAATGTCCTTTATGCAATCAAAGAATTTACTTATTAATTAATAAATAACAATTATGAAGAAGAATTTGAATTTAAAACAAGATTGGCTAACTACGGTAACAGGTATTGTTGTAACTATAGTATCGCTGTTAGGTATGTTAGGGGTATTCAGCGCAGGTGAAGCACAAGAACTAAGTGCTTATGTTGTAGAAGCTATTACTGCTATCGGTGGTATTATAGCTATGTTTGCTAAGGATGCCAATAATGGTGAAGTCAAAGATAGTATTAAAAGGTAGTTTTAGGTTTTGGTAATCAGGGATGCTGTGGATACTGAAATAAGCAGCATCCCTTTATATATTTATAATGTATTATAAACAATAAAGATATAGAACATGAAATACTTCATAGATACAGAATTTGTAGAAGGTAGTCAATCAAGATTATTTGGTAAGAGTAAACCAACTATTGATCTAATTAGTATAGGTATAGTTAGTGAAGATGGTAGAGAGTATTATGCTATCAGTAAAGATTTTAATATTAAAGAAGCTTGGAATAGATGGCAACCTAGGACTAGTCAAGGTGATAGAAATAATATTGAACCTAGAGAATATTGGATTAGAGATAATGTACTTAAACCTATTTATAGAAATTTATCATTAGAGTCTTATTTAGATGCTTATTTATCTGAACCATTTACTTATAAAACTTTTAAAAAACTTATTAATAAATATGGTAAGTCTAATGATGTTATAGCTGATGATATAATATGTTTTTGTAATCCATCTATATATAATAAAAATAAAGATGTAATAGGTATAGAGCGTGAGGATAATATAGAGTTTCATGGATACTATGCAGACTATGACTGGGTAGTGTTCTGTTGGTTGTTTGGTATAATGATGGACTTACCTAAAGGGTTTCCAATGTACTGTAATGATCTTAAACAGATATTAGATAATGAGTATAAAAAGAGTGAAGGTTATTATCGTAAAGATTATGGTATAAATGGATTAAGTGTTTGGTTAGAAGATATTAAACTACATAATAACTATCCTAAACAATTTAATGAACATGATGCTTTAGATGATGCTAGATGGAATAAAGAGTTGTATAACTTCTTAATTAAATTATAACTATGAGTATAAATAGAAAAATATATTTTAACGAAGAAGCACATAAATATACAGATGATATAGGTAATCAATATGTAAGCGTTACTACACTACTAGGTGATTATCATGAGAAATTTAATGCCAAACTACATGCTAGGAGATTAGCCAAAGAGAATAATGGTAGAGGTATAGGTAAGTATGCTGGTAAGAATTGGAAACAGATTATTGCCATGTGGGAAGTTGATACTAAGAAAGCATGTGATAAAGGTAGTGCTAAGCATAACTTCTTAGAAGATACTATAAAGAAGTCTAGTAACTTTGTAGTTAAGACTATAGAAGAACATGGTAAAGGTAGACTATATGATATACAATGTATATTAACTAATCATGACTATGGTAGAATAGATTTATCATTCTTTATAACTAGCGGTATTAAAGATAGATACCCTGTTATATATAATATTATAGAATCATTACATAATAAAGGATATAGAATATATGCTGAAATAGGAGTATTTTGGTATGATTTACTTATAAGCGGTATGGTAGATGTTCTATTTGTCAGAGGTGATGAATTTATTATATTAGATTGGAAGACTAATAAAGATATAATGCCTCATATTAAAGATCATGAAGGATACTCTATATTTAAACCTGGCTATTTTAAAAAGGATAGAGACGGTAGAGTAGTTAAATGGGTTGACTATGTTAAATATATGTTTTCTCCTATAGATCATATATATGATGTTACAGGTAATCACTATATGTTACAACTTAGTTTATATGCTAGACTAATAGAATATTACGGTCTTACATGTAAAGAGTTAGTACTTTGTCATATTAGAGATGATGTAGATGAATACTATAATAAAGTATCAAATAATGAAATAGTTGATGTGCATAGAATAGTATATCATAAAACCGGGATAGAAGAAATTATACGAGATAGACAGGATAAGCTTTTTAGTACTAGAGAGAATCAAATGAAATTAGATATGTGGAATTAGTTATGAGACGAGGAGAACTAAGTAGTTATAAAATTAGACAAAGACTTAAAAGATCACTTAAAGTGTTTACTGTTGATAAATCTATTAAATATGTACCTGTTCAACTATGTCCTAAATGTAATGGCGACGGTAATGTGTTTACTAATTACATACATGGATCAAGTAGTATTACAAGTAGCGGAACAGTAACATGTAATTTATGCAATGGTACAATGGTTATACCTCAACAACAAGTATCATAAATGATTGAAGAAAAGAAAGTAGGTTCTGATAGCGATGCTTTCTATAAGTATATACTAGAAGATAAATCTAAATATAAGACTGCCACAGAATCAGGCTTTATAGATCCCGATAATGATTTCTTAGTTGGAGATAGTGGTGGTTTTCTACTTAACTATAATTTTAAAGTAATTGATACTTATAAGTTTAGTGAAGTTGCAGATCATCATGATGAGTATGGATACTATACAGATAGTCCAGAAGGTAGTCTTTCCCATAGACAATTTGTTAATACTGAAAGTAGTAGACGACTACATGGTATAACTTATAACTGTAAATTACTACTAGAAGATGAAGCTGAATATTATCGTCTACCACCTAATAAACGTAGTAAGCTTCTTAAACCTCTACGTATAACAGGAGATCATTATAACTTTCTAAATTATACTGAAATATCTAGGGTCGATAAAGCTAGTATGGAAATAGGCTCTAGTAGAACTGCTACTAAGAGTGATGGGTTTCCTAGATTCTTTGTTAGTCAATATTGGTTATCTAAAGTATTGGAGTTTTGTCATGCTAATGGATATAATCTAGTTACAGCTAAATCTCGTAGAGCTGGATTTAGTTTCTTTCAATCTAGTAGATCGGCTAATAGAACTAATCTTGTACCTAATAGCAAATGGGTTGTATCTGCATACGATAAGAAATATCTTATTAGATCAGGTGGTCTATCTGATATGACTAGACGGAATCTTAATTTCTATGAATCTAATACTCCATTTAACAGAGGCCCTAAAGGAGATGGATTATTAAAGAAGGACTTAGAAGAACTTAAAGTAGGCTTCCTAGATAAAGGTGGAACTGAACAAGGATATCTAGGTAGTATATTTGCAGTTAGTTTTGGACCTAAACAAGCAGATGCTGCTATTGGTAAAGATGGTTGGGAGATAAATATAGAAGAATTAACTAATGCTCCTAATCTTAATGAGTTCTTAGATGTTACAGATCCTGCTACAACAGCTGGTACATTTAAAACAGGTATTATATTTGGATGGGGTACTACTGGTAGTAGAGAAGGTAGTTGGGCTAAGTTTAGAGATTGGTTTTTTAACCCAGATGCATATAATGCTATTGGATTTGAGAATGTTTGGGATAAAGAATCACGTAATGAAACATGTGGATATTTTAAACCATTTTGGGAATCGTTAGAAGGTATTAATACAGCAGGTGTTGCAGCTATGGATGAACATGGCAATAGTAACTTTAAGGTTGCTATGGAATTATCTGACATTGAACGAGTAGCAGCTAAAGCATCTAAAGATGAAGCAGCATATATAGTTCATTGTGGACAGTTTGCTAATACTCCTAGTGAAGCTTTCTTTACATCTACAGGTAGTATGTTTTCCAGCGAAGCATTAATATCTCATGCAACTAGAGTTAAGAACGATCCTGAATTAAGATATCATATAGACGGTAATGTTATAGATACTAAAGGTACGTTAGAATTTAGAAGTAATACATGGCTTAAAGAGAATGGATATAACACTAATCCTTTTATACCATCTTATTATAGACGCAGTAAAGATAATGTAAAAGGTTGTATTAGATTATGGCATAAACCATATATAGATCCTTCTACTGGTCGTATACCTAACGATATGTATTATGTTGTATATGATCCATTTGGTAAAGATAAATTACCTAAAGATGTTAAGGTAGATGATTCACTTGCATCTATTCATGTTTATATGAGACCTAATCCATTTATAGGACCTAAGTGTGATCTAATGGTTGCTTCATACTCAGGTAGACTTGCTACAATGGAAGAGACTGATAGGACTGCACTTAATCTATGTTTATATTATGGTGGATTCGATAATATGTTTTTACCTGAAGTTAATAGAGGTGAAACTATAAAGAATTTTAGACTTTGGAAAAATCTTAAACTAATGGCTTCCGATCCTATGTACGCATGGGATGCTAATATGTCAGATAAAGAAGGTAATAAATATGGTATAGTTATAGGAGACGGAGGTACTAAATCAAGAGGTTTACAATATCTATATGAAGATTTATATACAGTAGTTGGTCGAACTAATACTAATGCGCCTATATATGCCTTCCAATATATATACGATTTACCTTACTTAGAGGAGTTATTAAAATATGATTATACTGGTAACTTTGATAGAGTCTCAACAGGTATAGTTAAAGCATACTTTTCTAATTCGAATATGTTTGCTTCTAAGAAAGTTAATAAAGAAAAAGCTAATGATGAAAATAGTATTTGGAATAGATCTTGGTATCCAGAATAAATTAGACATTATATTATGAGAGATATAAATGACCCTACAACTATAAGTAAATCTACGTTCCTAGATCATAGAGTAGCTTGGAGTACTAAGCAAAGTAAAAAATGGTACAAGCCAAGTACTGATATTATTATTAGACGTGCTATTCAACAGATGAATTACATTAATGATTTATATCTAGCAGCAAATGGTGAGATAGCAGATGAATCTGTATTTAATTATGTGCTTAAACCATTTGGTAATTCTAGTAGTGAAGTACTAAAGAATTTTAAGTTCCCTGGTAAGATTAGAGAAGATAGTATTATAACACCTGTTATAGAAAAGATGATGGGTGAATATGTACGTCAACTTACAGATGTTATTGTTATATCTGCTGGAGTTAAAGGGGATAGTTCATTTAAGAAAGATCTTACTAAATTATTATCTGCCAATCTAGCTAAATTAGTTTCCAATGAACTTAATGGAGTTCACGGTATGGAGACTGAACAAGTAGATGTTGATAATCAACAAAAGATAGATTCATTTATAGATAATTGGACTTCTGAGGAAGTTAAGATTAATCAAGAAGCTTTAGATTATATTAGACATTATACTAGTTCCGATTTCATATATATCAAAGGATTTTATGATTGGATTGTTACAGGTAGAACATTTACATATCGTACTATAGCACATGATGATATTATCAAAAAACATGTTCCTGCTAATGAATATCATCCTATTGATAATGGTGAAGAATATGTTCAAAAGTTTAATGGTGGATGTTGGGTTCAATGGAAATCTATAAATGATGTAGTATCTACTTTTAGAGATGATCTTTCTAATACTGAAATTGAATTTATAACTAGTCTATATGATTGGATGGATTCAGGTGGTAGTATAAAAGTACCGTATGCTACAATGGCTAATAGGAGTGAAGGATTTTATTATAAAGGTGGATTTGTAGATACTATGAGTCATACCGATAATTTCACTATACATACTAAAAATAACTTTATACCAGTATATCATACTCATTATAGTAGTGAACGTAAGATAGGTATTGTTACATATACTAATGTATTAGGTGAAGTTCATCAAAAGAGAGTAGATGAAACATACAAAATCAATAAAGCTGGTGGAGATATCAGTATTGAATGGATGTGGATTAAAGATGAACTAGAAGCTTATAGGATTGGTCCAGAAGACGGAGGAGTATATATTAAACCTATGAGAGTTGAAGCTCAACGTCCAGAACTTAATAATATAGAAGATGTTCATTGTGCATTTAATGGTAAGATAGGTTTATTTGCTAATAGCTATAATCATTCTATAGTTAAACGATTACTACCTTATGAAATACTTTATAAGATATACGGTCTTCAATTAGAACGTATCATATCTAAAGAAGTTAATAATGGTAGATTAACTATTATACCAAAGAGCTTACTTAATACTACAGGTATAGGTGAAGAAAAGAATCTTTATTATGCATTGGCCGATGGTAGATTAATTGTAGATGATACAGTTGATAATTATTATAATAAAGCAAATACTATAAAAACTGTAGAATCTCAATTAGGTAGAATTATAGGTGATCTTGATAGAGTTAAAGAGAAAGTTAAATATGATGGTTGGGATTCTATAGGTTGGAATAATCAACGGGATGGTAATATTCAAGCTAGTGCAGGTAAAGCTACTACGGAACAAGCTATATTTAGAAGTTCTCTATCTTCTATAATTATACTTTATACATTTGATAAATTTATGGAAGTTGATTATGAAGCTGACTTAGATTTTGCTAAACTTGCATGGGATGATGAAGATGGTTTTATTAGAAAGAACGGATATATAGTTAGTGATAGACGTGCAGAATTTCTTAAGATTAGTGCTAAATCATTTAGAAATTCATCTTGTGGTATATTTGTACAAGATAGAGCTAAGGTAGAAGAACAAATTAAATACCTTAAAGATATAGGATTTAATGCTAGTCAGAATGGTAACTTTTCTATAGCTGCGGAAATAGCTACAACTGTTAACCCTGATAAGATTAAAGAATATATTAAAGAAGCAGAACGTTTAAGTAGAGAGTATGCTGAATTTGCAGCTAAGAATGAGCAAGAAGCTAGCGCAGCTAAAGATCAAAAAGAAGATGAAAGATTAGCAGCTAAATTAAAATTTGATAAATATAAGGTTGATACAGAAGCGCAAGTTGATAGAGAGAAGATTGAAGCGGATAAAGAAATAGCTAATATCAAAACGAATGATGTACAGGATACAAATACAAGTAAAGAGAGAATTAGCGACTCAAAGAACTCATCGAATGAGGCAATATCCAGAAATAAGCAACAGTTATAAATCAACGACTATTTAAACCTAAAGGATAATACTTGCACACCATATTATATATAGATAGTTTCAACTAGAATTTAATTTGATAATAGATATATAACTAATAAATTAAAAAGAGAAGTAATGGCAAAACCGGAAGACATATTATTAGATGACGATGTAATCGTAGATGATCCTGCTAAGAAAGTAGAATTAAATGAAGATGGTACACCTAAAGTCGAAGTACTTAAAGATGATGATGGAAACGAGGTGGATAAGGATGGGAATATCATTTCTCATACTGGTTCTCCAGAAGATGAGCCAATCATTGATGATGCTGGCAATTTAATTGATAAAGAAGGTAAAGTCCTTAAAACTAAAGAAGAAGTTCAAGTTGAATTAGATGCCTTTGATAAAGCTCAGAAAGAAGCTGATAAAGGTGAAGGCGATGAAGGTGGTGAAGGAGTAGTTGAATTTACATATACTGATTTAATTGCAAAGACTGGTTTTACTCCAGTTGATGAAAAAGGTACTCCTATTGAATATGATATGACGGCAGATGGTATTGCTAGTTATATAAATGATGCTAGTGATCATACGGCTGATGTTAAAATGGGTGAAGTAGATAGTAAGATTCTACGTAAGTATCCTGTTCTACAAGATGTAGTTTATCATTTAGAAGCTAATAATGGTAATATTACAGGTTTTGATTTTAATACTAATTATAGTAAGATAGATGTTAGTAAACTAACTGATGATGATAAGATCGGTATAGTAGCTAAGTCATTTGTAGCTAAAGGTGATTCAGAAGCTGATGCTATGACAATGGCTACATTACTTAAAGATGCTAATAAGTTAAATACTAGTTTTAAAACAGCTACTACTTATTTAGATACTTTAAATGAATCTAAAAATAAAGCTAATAGAGATGCTATTGCTAATCAACATCAAAATGACTTAGAGATACAGAAGAAGTATTGGGATGATATTAATGATGTTGTTCTAACTAAGAAAGCATTTAAAGGCATAGAGATACCTACTATAATTAAGATTCAAGTTGCAGAAGGTAAGTTTGAACAAAAGACAAATAAAGACTTTTATGATTATCTAACTAAACCAATTAAAGAACAAGGTGGAGTTAAATATAGTCAATGGAATTTAGATAAGATGAGTACGCAACGTACAGTAGAAGATGATATGTATGATGCTTATTTATTGTTTACTAAAACTAGCAATCAGTCATTTATTAAAGATGCTGCTAATAGTAAAGAATCAAATGATTTTAGAGCTAAATATATAAAGATGAGAAAAGCTAGTAATGGAAGTGGTAAGGTTGATAACAAAAGTAAAGTTACAGCAGATCAGATATTACTAGATTAACATATTAATACAAGTTTAATTAAATATTTATTAACATGAGAGAGTTACAGACAGAAGTATATAATTCGGATCAACACACTGATGAGAACTCATTGTATAAGATGAGACTGTCTATGCCAGATATGGATAAAAAACTTACTTATCTATGGGGAAACGAAAAGAATACTAACAAGTTTACATTCCTTCAAATGACAGAAGGGCAGGGTAATGTAGAAACAGTTAATGATACGCAATATACATGGCCTGTAATGGGTAGTATTCGTCATACTGTTACTATGAAGGATTATCCAGAAGTAGCTACTAATACAACACCCGGTTTAGGTCATAGTACGTTTGTTGTACGATGTACTGATGCGTGGGGTATTAAAGATTACGGCATGTTAGGTCCAGATAAAGAGACTCAAGTACGTATTACTAGAGAACCTCAATTAGTCGGTCCTAATACATATGAATATACATTACAGCTTAAATCAGGAGATCCTACTGAATATGTAGATCCTACTTTATTTGCTGCTGGTAGTGTATGGGTATTAACTGCCCCTACTGTTCCTGAATCAGGATCACGTGGTAATAGAAGTAATCGTCAAGGGCCGGGTAAGATGACTAATCAAATCTCATATAAGAGATATAGTGAAATCATTGAAGGTAATATGGCACATAAAGTAGTACCTGTTGAATTTAAGACTAAAAGTGGCGGTACTACTAATCTATGGATTAATGAAGAACAACGTCAATTTGAGATTAAGCTTCGTGCTTATAATAACTTAGATTTATATATTAGTAAATACAATCGTAATACTAAGGGTGAAGTTCCAATTAAATATGATGAGAATGGTAAGCCTATTCCAGAAGGTGCTGGTATTCGCGAGATTGTAATTGAAGCAGGTAACTATGATACTTATGGATATACTCTAACTCTACAGAAACTAAATAATACTATTAGTCAAGTATTCTGGGGAGAAACTGATATGGGTACTATGGAAATCATAGTTCACGGAGGTATGGGTTTCCTACAAGATTTTGATAGTGCTATTAAAACAGACGCCAATACTAATTCATACTACCAAGCAGTAGGTGATCAAATGGTATCAGGTGGAGAATATTTAAAGTACGGTAAGTATTTCACACAGTATAAGCATATCAGTGGACACGTTATTACAGTTAGATATGATAACATGTTTGATGAAGGACATCTTGCACAATTAGATCGTGCTAATGGTAATGTTCATCCTAGAACTGGTTTCCCAATGAGTTCACACACAGGTATCTTTTTAGATTATTCTAATTATGATGGTCAACGTAATATTGTACTTAAAGAACAGAAAGGTCGTGGAGTTATTTATAGAGTAATTCCTGGTATTTCTGATATTCCTAGTGCATGGAATGTTGCTGTGCCTACTGGTATATCGGCTACTGATAAAGATGAAGCTAGGTATGAAGCCTTCTACACTAGATCAGTTAATATTAAGAACGCTACGCATTGTTTCCTATTAGAGTCACAATTATAGTAAAGTAAGATAAGTAGATAATATAATATAATGTATTAGATAAACAATTATTATGAGTACAAAAGCAAGTAAAAAAGTAACGTTGCAGAAGATAGTTAGTAGATCTGGATTTCTTAAAGCTAATATCAAAGTGATTGATGATACAGGTGGTCGAATAGGAACTAGTATGGCAGCAGTAAATATGATGCTTACATATAAAGATGAAATGGAATGTTTGATGCCTACTATCATTGGTCTATCGCCTAATAGTCCTTTATGGGATACTAAGATTAGAGAATACTTTGATAATATGAGTGTGATGGTTACAGAAGCAGGTAAGATACTTGAAGTTGGATTTATGTATCAAGATGCTGCTGAAGAAACTAAACATGAAAAAGCTCGTACAGCACTATATACTAAATATCGTAAAGAAGTAGATGCAAATCCTTCTACTATTAATGATGTTTATCAAAAACATGCAGAAAGTTTCATTAATTTAGAAACTGACAAGTTTAAGAAAGAGAAGGATTCTAACAGATGGGTTAATACTCCAATTAACAACAGTGATTATATACTTTGGAGGTACTGTCTTATATATGGTAAAGTTGCTAATATTCAATCCCTAGTCAAAAAGAGTGGTAAGATTGAACTATATATTGAAGACTTAGAGGAAACAAAACGTAATAATAAATCTATATTCAAAACAACTATGGAAGCTAGAAAGCTCATGGTAGAGAAGCTTGGAGATAGAGACTTTATTAATAATCTTCTATTTGCTGTTAGTGAGAATCCTAAGTACCATGAGGCTGCTTATAGTTCTGATGATACAGATAAAGATATGGCGATTAATCTAATGACAGATGTAGAACCAACTAAGTTTATTCAATTATCTAATGATAAAAATCTAATAGATAAAGCGTTTATTCAACGTTGTATCAATGCAGGTATTCTTAGACGTATAGTTAATACAGAAGTTATTGTAGATGAAGAAGATACTAGAGTAGGTAATACACTTACAGAAGCTATATTCTTTATTAAGAATGAAAAGAACATTGCAAAGGTTTCTGCATATAAAGCTAGATTGAAAACATTAGTTAAGTAATAATATAACAAGTAGATAAAATGACACATATAGAATGGCATAGTGAATTTGATGTTTTTCTTAGAAGACTTAATAGTTCTCGTAAAGGTAATATAGCTCCTGAAGTTAAAGACATTATTATTAATCGTGCTATTCTTAATGTCATTGATGCTAGATTAAGTAACAATAGAAATCCTGCACAGGAGGGTCTTAAAGATACTGAAAAGAGATTAGATGATCTTAGAGATTTTATGAAACCTCTTAAACTAGATACCTATGTTAATGCTGATAATCCATTAGAAGAATCATTTGCTGTACTACCTTATGATTATTATCATTTAGTTAGAGATAGTTCGATGATTAATTATAACTGTAATGGTGTTGATTTAACTAATGAAGTTCATACTAAATCATATTATGGATTTATTCCATTTCCTGATGATTCAAGTACATCTCCTTTATATGTCAATCTTACTTTAAACATAAATGGCGTTATAGAGTTTCAGGTTACTGATTATGATGTTCCTGATAGATATAAGAAAGATTCAAAATTCATACTTATAAATGCTATACTCGCTACAGTTAATAGAAATCATCCAACTAATGATATAGAGATATATTGGGAAAATTACGGTGATGTATATCAAGCTAATAGTTTTGTAGTTATATATAATAATGCTTATGCATATCCACTAAGCCCTAGATCTATTACATACGGCGGTAATATTTATTTAGGTGCTGCGGCTGTATCATTAGGATATAAGAGGTATTCCAATGTAGGAACTCTTAATTTACGTAAAGAGAATAGACTTACATCTAATGAAAGTCTTAGAAAAGTATTAAGTCATTATTATAGTGAGACTGATCATAATTCTCCAGTATCTAGCATTATAGGTAATAAGCTTAGAGTATATAACGATGCTACATTTAAAGTATGTAATATAGTAATAGAGTATATATCTTATCCGGTATTTCTAAATACTAATCTTAATTATGCACCAGTTGTTACTAATAGAGGATTGGTTAATGAAATACTAGAACGAGCTGTTAATATAGCAAATGCGGATATGGCTTCACCTGATTATCAATTTAGTGTAGCTGATGGTAAAGAAACAATTAAATAAAATAGAATATTAATATTTAAAGATAAAGATATGAAACAATTAATGATAGTTAATCAAGGTCTTCTTTTAAATCTTAAAACAGCACCTGCTACACTTATTAGCGGTATTGAAGAGATTGGAGATTTGATTATAGGTGCACTTGGTGTACTTAAAGATGATAAAACAGTTGTAGCTGTAGATGGAAATGAGAATTTTGCAACCAACAGAACACTTGATATTTATTGGAATAGAACTCATGGAGATATTATTAAAGCCCCACCTATTCAAATAAAGAATATGTCTTACCATCATTTAGATGGTGCGGCAGAAACAACGTTTGTTAAGTATTTAGGTGATAATGGTACTACTACAACAGATAGTGTAGATAATTTAATTGGTACTCCTACTGCTGGAGATACACATATTGTTAGAGCATCAGATCCTACTATGAATTTCAACAATCCTAATAATAGATGGGATGTGGAATATGTAGTGCTTGCTTCTGATACAGATAACGATGCTGTTGTTGCAGGTATTGTTGCAGCATGGAATGCTAACACTAGAGCAGCATCTTATGCGACTGCTGCTGTTGTAGGTACTGCTGCTGCTGGAACACTAGGTATTAGCTTTACAGGCTTAGCAGGTAAGCAACTTAATATTGTAGCTGCTGAAGATCTATACGGATTAGTTGCTGCTACAGGTGTAACTGATACAGCTTATGTATTCCCTATTTGTGGTATTGCTGCTATTCAAGAATTAGAACGTCAGTATATATCAGAATATGGTGGTAGCGATAGTTGGTTAACTATGCCGGGTCTTATGACACAAGTATCCGACTTAATAACTACAGAAGTATATAATTGCTATGTTATTAACTGGTATAATGAAGCTAATGATGTAACAGAGAAGCAGCGAGATCAACAAGAATTAGTTATCTTCTATGAAGATGCAGATCAGATTGAAACAGATCTTGGTAAAGTACTTGAAGATGTAATAACTACACGTTCATAGTTTTAATTAATGGTTGTTTTATTAGCCCGCTTAGAGATAAGCGGGCTTTTCGTAGTATAATCTTTAATACTTTAAGATATGAGTTGGTCAATAGGACGTAATGAATTTTTTCAAAAATATAAGAAACTATTAGATGGTATATTACATATAAATATAGATAGTATAGGCGGTATAGATGTTCCTGTAGAAGGAGGTGTTCCGTCTTTACCTGTAGTTATTCAAGGAGGTGCTACTAGCGGAGGTAGTTCTGTAGGTGCTGGAGGTATAACGGTCGGTTACCAGAAAGGTGGATATACATTTGATGCTAGTGCTCAAACTATAACACTAACTGGATTTCCTACTATATTAGAATCGCAGATAGCTTCAGTTATTAATCTAACAGAAGACATTACTATATGTAGTCCAGGTACTACGGATTTAGGATGTAGTATATCTAGTAATGTTATTACATTAGATTATGATACTACAGCTATGGCTGATGGTGATA